TTTTTTTTTGGTTTCCTAAACTCCTTTTTGGAAAATAGAATATATTCGTGAATATAGTCTAGTTTCCAAAAAGAACAGAAAATGTAAAATGTGTCGTTTCGGAGCTCATAAGCGGTCGAGCTTCAATCCGCTGCCGCAAGGCGGAACCTGACATACCATTAAACAAAACATACCCGACAATAACAAAATCCATCTTCATTGTGTGGTTCATCAGAAATAGAAGAGGGAGAGGAGAGTCAGTAATTATTCATACTTCTCGCCTCTTTAAATTCCATAACTCCCTCACGACGAGAGGAAGGTTTACTACGATCAGCAAGAACGTAGTCGGAAACAACAGAGGGAGGACGTTCATCATCAGCCTCAGGGCGGGGTCGCGGAGGGCGAACACCCGTGCCCTTGAAGTCCGGAAAAGCATCACCGAGAGAGCGTTTCAATAAGAGTCGTTGAATGCGCTCATCAAGTTTTTGATCCTCGGCACAAGCGCGCCTAATGTGGCGATCTTCACCAACAGCACCACTAAGGTAACCTGACATATCATAAAAACTAGCATCTAAAGCCATATAAAGATCACCAATAGTCGTATCAGCTGCAGGGGTAGCACCATCAACACGTATACCAGCGGTACCCCCATAACACTGTCGCATAGTAGCAGCCTTCGCCCAATCAACATAGCCACCAGCACCTTCAGCAGTAGAAGTATAGAGGTGAGGTGATTTCTGATCCTTCATGAGGAAAATACGGGCAGATGGTTCCCAAGCAGGGAAAGTAGCACTATTAGACATAGCAGTTATCAAAGCCTTAGAAGGGGTCGTCGCATTAGTAGCAACAGCAAGACGATCCCAATGATCAGTAGATTCACACATGCACCACGTAATTTGATAACGATCAGCCGTAGACAAAGCTGTATTAAATATAAGTGCGCAAGTGTTGATATACCAACGATCAAATAGCTTAGAAATATAGGCTATAGCAGTAGCAGCAGGCATATAAACAGTGTTGGTCGGATTAAGGTAAATC